CATTTACAACGAAAGTTGTTTATGAAGTAACTGATGAGGAAACAATGACCAGCACCTTCGGTATTGTGGGTGATGAAATGATTCAGTATGCGGAGATGCCAAAGACAACCTTTACTAGGGATGTTACAGCATTATATGAACCAAAACCGGGTGATGTAATAGGAACTCCTTGGAATGATAGAGCATATGAGATTGTTGATGTCCATGAGGAAGGTAGGATATTTCAATTGAGTAAAATGGTATGGCAGTTTATATTGAAGCCGTTCAGATTTTCTGCTACAGATGAGGATGGCTTTACTGATGGTCTTATTTCACCTGATATTACTCCAGATACATGGACAGATCCATTAACAGCTTATGGTGACAATGTTTTTATTGAAGAAGAATCGGACGATATACATTCAGTTCCCGATTCAGCAGTATATGGTTATTAGCCCACATTATCAGCAAATGTCTTAGCTACTTCTCTTGCGTGCCCGTCATCCTTTATAGTGAAATCTGCTTCATAATCTCCATTATCAAAATCTGTATTACCATCACTATCCTTAGGATATGTAACTTTCTTCCCAAGAGAATCGCCTGTTATATCATCACCAGCCTGAAAACTATTGATTGCTCTATGAGACCAACCGTACCATTTCCCATTGGCAGCCTTACCAAATGACATAACTGAGGAATGTGAGCTCTGTTTCTCGCCTTTTATATCCAACCACTCCTTAAAATCTACACGATTTCTACCATTTGCATACTTTGGACAGTTTCTATATGTCCTCTCTTTAGGTTCCAGTTTTGTTTTAAATACACCACCACCTCTTGTTTTTAAGAAATGGTGACCATCCTCAAAATCTTTAAATTTTGTCATTTTTTCTCCTGTTTTTCCCACATTTTAATACTTTCAGCCTGATTGATCTCCACTCTCGCCATTAGTAGTTTCTTTCTCAGGTTCTCCGTTTCGCTGAGGCTCACCCTTATCTTCAACTGCTCCATTTCCTTCCTCAACTTCTCGCACTCCTTGCACATCTTTAACTCCTACTATTGCTTCGTTAGTAAAACCTATCAGAATGTCCTCGACATATTTCTCATGGTTCCCGCCAACATATCTGAGTAATGTTTTCTTTATATCATTTCCACTATTGAAATACTCTCTGAAAATCCAACAGCCTAATTTGATATTGTTGTCAATATGATAGGCTTCTTCTGGTGTTATACCCATTTCTTTGAGTTTATCTTTATGGGCTTTTGTCATTATTTGCATAAGACCAACAGCACCCGCACTGCTTCTTACAAGTGGTCTGAATCTAGACTCTCTATTCATAATATGAATAATAAGTTCAGGTGGTAATTTGTATTCGTGTGAATATTTAAGGACAGCTTCAGATATAGAGTTGGCTAACTGTGGGTCAAGACGGGGCTGAAGTCTAAGAATAATAGGCTTTAAATCAGTTCTACTCAGATGTTCATAAGCAGCACGCCACTCCTTTAATTCAACATTACATTCAACTGCTTCATTATATAGAGTTATATTTTTTTTGTATTGTTTATCTACTAGTAGAACGCCAACTAGAGAAAAACCAAAGAAAATAGTTAATGCGGCTGATAAGATTTTAATTTTCCATGCTTCAGTCATTTTCCTTTCCTTTCATTCCATCTAAAAATTGCGGCTTCTTTACTTGATGTTAGTTTGTTACACCATTCCTTATCATTTAAAAGTTTGTGATCTAAAACATAGTCCCATCCAGGCGGACCCTCACAATCACAGTAAGCACAGCCAACGGTCCAGGGTACCTCCTCGTCATATTCATTTATATTTCCCACATCGCTATCCCTTGGGTCTTGACCACAGAAGGGACACGATTTAATTTCAAGTTTCATGGATTCTCCTGAGTAAACTGTTTGATTTTATTACATTTCTCACATATAAATGTTAGTATAAACTTTTTCCTGAATATCCATGAAGGAGGTGCCACATCTTTTGCTAGTGTGTATTCTCCTGTTCTTGCAGTTTGTTCAAACGCGGATGGCAGTATAGCTTCTGATTGCTTCGCCCACTTATGATTACAAAACCATTGTCTTAATTCCATTCTAACCTCCAAAGAAGGCTGATATGGCTTGTTTCATTTCACCTTCTAATAAATCTATTTTACCCATAGGCTCTAGTAAAGCTTTGATTTTTTTAATAAAAAATTTATCTATCATTTTATCGTAATCAACTTCAACAGCTTCACTAAATTCTTTTGGCCATCTGTGGAATGTTACTGTCTCCATCTTGTATGGATTAGGCTTTACATAAACAACTCTAGCCTTTAAACCTGAATGAATATCTTCATATGTCTTTTCAAGTTTGAACATTTCAAGAAGCTTACGATAATTTGCCACGCCTTTGACGTGCCATGGTGTACCCTTGAGCCATGTATTGTCCTCATTAACATATTTTTCTATATTCTTAACACCTATATTGGCTGCTATTTCTTCTGGTAGAACCTCTTTTAATTCTTTCTTGTATTGGCTTAATATTGATATAATTTCTTCTTCTGGCGCCTTCTTTAGAATCATTTCCACAACAGTTCTTAATCTTTCTCTAACTGCCTCTGCTGAATCTGATCTAACTATCTCAAGTCCTGTTACCTTAACCTTGTCAACTGGCGCCCCTTCTTCGTCAACACACCAATATGCATACTTTTTCTTCTTAACAAAGAGAGCTGCCTTTGCGATGATCTCTTGTTTAAAAGTAATTCTGAAGTCGTCCACTTGAGAGTTGTAGGTAAGTTTTTGAACTTCATCATAACAGCGTGCGTCAACGTATTGTTCAATCGCATGGGATATTCCTCTTATGTAACTGATTTTATTCTTATCTTCAGATTTAATCCAAGCATCGCCTATTACTAGACTTAGCCAGTCACCAAGTCTTATGAACAGAGAGTCAGTGTCAATATAGACAACCCAATCTTGATGTTTTGTCTTTTCTATTATATCTGGGTCTACAGCATTATGTAATGCTGTAAGAAATAATTCATTCTCAATCCATTTGGTTTGAAGAAGTTGATTAACAAATTTTTCACCGCTTTTTATAGTATGCCTTCCACAGGCAGTAATAGCTTCTGATATATTTGTATTGAAATATCGTGAATATGGCACAGCTGTAACACCGAACATGGCGTTCAGTAGAATCTTGAGTGCCCATTGTAAATCAAATAACTGCTGTGCTCTTTCTTCAAACTTCTCTCTTTGTTCTGCTCCTTCTACAAACTTAGAAATACGTTTCTTCAAGTCAATCATTTCTTCTTTGACTTCGTTTCTTTTGGCGAATATCCTCCTTTCGACATCAGCCAGAACACCAGGAGTAGAGGTAGTGAACACAGAACCACAAGGAGCGATGGCCAGGAGGCCCCTATCGAGCGCGCTATTAAACTTTTTAAGTTTTGGACCACTGAACGATACCTTTCCTGTATCTTTATACATATCAAATTCAGGGAACATACGTCTTTTCACATAAGACATAATCTGTTCTTCTGAGAAATTTATAATTCTACCAAAGAATGTTTCAAGAGACATATTAAGTGTAATGATTGCAGTAGGATAACTAGATGCAATATCTAAATCTACCACCCAATCATACATTCCCACATGAGGTTCTTTAACATATGCCGCTTCAAACGATTCTTGATAACCTCCGCCAAAATACGGAGCACACATTCCATTTCTTCTGTAATGTGTAAGTAGAGCGCCTTCAATTAATTGTGTCATAACTGGATAGTATTTCATTGGTACTTTAGTTAGAAGGGAAAGTGATTGCACAAGTTTGATGTAACCACATTTTTCTTCCAACTGGTAGACACGTTTGGCGTCTGTTATATTGTACCTGACAAATTTACTCCAGTCTTTTCTGTAAAGGTCCATCAGGTCTTGATATTCAGAATAGTCAATTTTGCCTTTTTCAAGTTCAAAATTACTAACAAAGTCAAGACTATACCTTTCTAAATTATGTGGCGAGTACCACTTATATAAATCCATGTAGTCAAGTATGGTGACACCAGCAATATCTATATTCATATCACCATATTTCTTGGACTCCCATGTCCTTACTACATTTATAGGCGACATCATCTTATAGATGTTTGTATCTCTACCAAAAAGATTTTTCGTTCTGTTAATCAAGTATGGTAAATCGAAGTTCCATATATTCCATCCCGAAATTACATCTGCTGGAAATTTGTTCAGATACTTGAAGAATTTCTGTAAGAGTTTTTCTTCTCTGTCACAGTGTAGATATACAGCGTTTTTAGCCAGTCTACCCTTAAATTCTTTCTCACCAAAAGTTATAGATTGCCCCGTGTAATTATCATAGATTGTTATACAAACAACGGGAAACTCTGCCTTCTCTGCATGAGGAAACCCTTCTTCGTGGGCGACTTCAATATCAATACTGTATATTTTCAAACGAGGTACTGGAATTTCATCATCTGGTATGGGGTGAAATGACTCTGTTAAGAATTGAATTTCCGGTCTTACTTTATTCTCATAGATTGAGTGGTTGTCTTTACAGTAATTATAGTAACTTTGATAATTTGAAAACTCTTTTTTACTGACAGTTTCTCCATCTATAGTTTTTGTATCTCCTTCAGCGTCACGCATAAAGACATACGGCACCCAATAATTCTCTGAATAATTGGATGTTTCTCCATCCTTTTCCCATAAATGAAGGATGGAGTTTCTGGTATCATAAAATACATTTGTAAAAAACATTA